TAGACAGAATGTTGCTCAATTCTGTTTCAGCGTCAAGACCATGAATTGCTTTCAAGTCTTGTGCGAGTTCTAGCGAGTATTCAGCCTTCAAAGCACGGCTTTGTGCAGTAACAGTAACTTTCTCGATAGAGAATGCCATTTGTTGGAATGCACCACCATTGTCTGAACCCAAGAATTCAGCACTGTATGTTGACATGCCAACACCAGTTGTGAATGCGTTAGCAGTCAACGAACCAGCTGGGTTATTCAATGTATCGCCAGTTGTGTTGTTAGCGAATTGTTGCGATGTGTTGTTAGCATTACCTGCTGTTGAAGATGTACCAGAGAAAATGGTATTAGCTTCGTTGAAGAATGCTTCAGGATTGCCAGTACCTTGACCAGTATATCTTGCTCTCATTGCAAAGATAAGACCAGTAGGACCTGTCATTGGCTGAACGCCAGCAACATCATAAGCAATCAGGTTAGGCAATGCACGGCGAACCAAGCTGATTAAGATTGGGTCAAAGTTCTGTACACCACCAGTTACGTTAGTAGGACCAGCATCGGACAATGTTTCATTCAACATGCCCATTTGATTACGGTCAGACAACATAGCTTGTTGTTGATTTTCCAATACCATGGCTGTAACAGCCTTTTTGTATGGGTCTTTAATTGGTTGGAGTTCTTCGTGGTTAAGAACTGCATCCCACTTTTTGTTTAGTTCTTCTGTCAAATACATTTTAGTATTCTCCTATTTTTATTTGATTATGGTTTTAGAGATAGCTTTAGCGTATTGCTCCATCAATGGGTCAGCAATTTTTCTTGCTTTCTCATCTTCGATTTCTACGCCTTCTTCCAAAGCAGACTTACTTGCTGGAACAATAGTACTTGGGAAATAAGATTCCTTAATAGTAACTAATTTTTCGGCAAATTCTTCTTCAGTAGTGTATTCGACATTCTCTGCGAGTGCCTTAATCTTTTCTACTTGCGTCTGTGTGAGGCCTTCACATACTGTATGGATTGCCTCGATTTTCTTGTGTTCATTTAATTCTTTTTTGAACTCAATATTTCTTTCGATTTGTTCATTCAATTTCAATTCTAATTCTTCAACTTGTGTTGCCATTTCTTCTACAACGTCAACCTTTTCTTCAGGAATGTCAATGTAGTTTTCTGTGAACAAGTCTTTCAAGCCAGAAATGAAGTCTTCAACAATCTCAGCACGTAAACCAGATTCGATTGCCAATTCATTCTTAGCCATCCATTGTTCGATAACATAGCTTAAATAGTCATCAATTTTTGTAGCAAAATCTTCTTTTAATTCTTCTACTGCATTTTCGTATTCTAATACGAGGCTTTCTTCTAATTGCTCTTTGATGTTCAATACACGGGTAAGAACAGCAGCCTCAAAAATTGTAGTTGCTTTGGCAACAAATTCTTCAGAAAGATTTTCGCCTGCTAACAATGCATTGATATCTTCCTTAACTTGTGCTTGTACTTCATCGTACAACGAATCATCTTCTTCTTCGTATTCTGCATCTACTTCTGTTTCTTCGCCATACGATTGGAATGTTGCACCAGGATTCTTCATCATTGTTTGTGGTGGCATTTTACCAGCAATACGGTCACGAATTGCAGCATAGTCTGTAGCTGAAACTTGTGTTGGCTTGACTAAATCTGAACGTCCCATTGTTTCTGCTGGACCAGATAGTTTGCCGCCTGGCTCTGAACCAACTGGAGGTGTTGCACCAGGTGGAGTTGCTGATGGTGTGCCTTTTGTGTAATCTGGCAAATCATCATCTTGCTCCTCAGGTGATTGACCAATTTCGCCTACATCTTTTTGTCCTGCGACTACAGATGTTGGTAATTTCTGCGTATTGTCTTGACCGCCTCTTTTTGATGCAACATTACTTGCGAAAGTTTCTTGCGAACCTTCATTCAAAATTGCTTGAGCGGCTTCAGATAGTTTGAACTTTTTAACCATTTCTGATTCTCCTAGGTTTTTATATTGGATATTTATAAATTATAATTTCTTAATAAAGTTCTCAAAGATGTTTAGACTTACTTGCTCTACTTCTTTGCGAGTTGCTTTACGGATTTGCTTCTTTGCAATCTCGACATGTCTTTCTGTCCATACACCATTGACGAGCATCCATTCTTTGTTCTCCATGATACCTTCTACAAAAGCACCAGGAGCAGATGGGTCTGCTACAATATCTGCCGCTGTGGCAAGATAAAAATCTCCTTGAACTACATTGACACCATTTTTGTTCACTAAAGAACCCATACCTCTAGAAGATACACCTAATTGTGCTCCACCTTCAATAAGGTTCTTGACGATTTCTCCGTATGGTGTGTCAAGAATTTTTGCTTTGCCTATCCATTGTGTATCATCTTGTCTTAGACCAACGATTAGATGAGACACTCTTTCCAGATTAATGGTTGGTGAATCTGGATGACCCAGTTCACCAAAGGCACGATTTTTGTTAATATAATTTTCTGTATAACGATTAACCTCATTTTTCATTGTCTCGAATTCATATAAGCGATTATTTCTGTTTTTCTTATTTGAGACAAGAAATGGACCTTCGATATACAATTGTTTCTTACCGTCTTTTTCTTCGGTAAGATATTGTACTTGTTCTGTGACTTCTTTAATTAATTTCATTTATAACCCCATTGCGTGACGTTTTCTTAGTGACATCTTTCTTTTACGCAACGCTTGTTTTAATTTAGCACGGCGTTTAATTTTTGCCCGTCTTGCTGCCATTTTACGATGTCTACGTTCTTGCGAGGACATCCTAGTTAATTTACCACCTCTAAATGTGTAACCTTTAACTGAAGACAGTTTTTTTCTTCTTTGTACTTTACCGCCACGAATACGAACACGGATTAATTTTGTACGTCCCATTTTAGTAACGTTTGCTTCATCTAGTTCACTCAGTTCTTCTTCATAATCTTCTTCATCCATTCCATATTCTTCATATGCAATTTCTTTTTTTAATTCCAAAAGAGCATTATCTGCAAGTTCATCTAGTCTTGCATGTATAAGGTCGGTAACTTGTGATACGTTTCCTGACAATAATGCTTCAACCAATGCTCTCATTATGGTTCAAGTCCATACGGTGGAGCATTGAATGCACCTGGTTCTGTCAATTGACCAGAATCAAAGTATCTGTTATCTTTGTGCAATTCAAGAATTAATGTGTATGCTGCATTTGCAGTTGTTCCTACTGTTTGAACTGTGATGTTGCCTGTTGGGCTAACTGCATTGTTTTTGATTGATGGTAGATTGTCGTTAGGATTTGTATCTCCTGCACCTACACCCAATGCAAAAATTGTTTTATCGTTTGCTGAATCACTACCTTGCCATTTTAATTGTAGATGACCAACTTCAGCATCCACATTATATACCAAACGTTTAATGGTCAACGCATTTGCACCAAAACCTGCAGGTAATGTATTCCCTGTCATCCATGAATTTCCATTTGCATCTAAGATTCCGCTTAGTTGTGTTGGGTTAATCCATACGGTTTGAACTTCGTTACCGCCTGATGTATCAAAAATACCAACTCTTTTAATGACAGTTCTTTTTGTGGTATCGATAAGAATTTGTGTACTATTTGATGTCGCCATTTTTTATCCTTAGTTATTTCTTGCAAATTCCAAAACTTTATTAAAATACTCAGCACTGGTTGCAAGCATTTCTTCCATTTTCTTTTTGTTTTCTTCGTTTACTTTACGATGTACACTTACAATTTCTTTAGCCAATTCTGGAGTAACTTCAACTTGACTCTCGTCTTTGTATTCAAGAATCACATTTTCATCTATAGATTTTAATACATCTATTGCTGTACTCTCATGTGTCTGAAATGGCATAGCAGAAAACGGAACAGTGATATATTTATCCAATTTATCAATGTAGTACATTGCTACGTTTTGTCCATTTGGAAACAATCTTACTGATTTCCTACGCATGACCAGAACTGCCGGAGGTAATTTACTATCCTCTTTGTCTTGTTTATCTTCTACAAATGACTTAAATTGTTTAAGCATCTTCTGGTTGAGCAATTAAGTTTTGAGCAATTTCTTTTTTTCTTTCTTCAATTGCTGCTTCTGCTTTTGCATTTAATGCAGCCTCAACTGCCGCTTGATATTCAGCCGCATTACCTTCTAGTGCTGCTTGAACTGCATTTACAATTGTGTTATCCATTTCTTACTCCTATTGGTATCATATATTTATTATTTAATTTTCATTTAAAGACTTAAATGCTCAAATCGCCTTTAACTGCTTTACTTCCGTTACCGTCATTACCTGCAGGAGCAGCATCTTGCTGACTACCAGCATCCGATTCTGCTCCCGATGCCTGTGCTTGCATTTGACCTGTCTGTGCTTGCATGTTATCAAGTTGGGCAGCTTGTTGTGCTTTCTCCATATCTGAAGGATAGGTAATGCCTTGCTGTCTTTCTTTTTCAATCTCTCTGTCCATGTTTTCAATTTCATCATCATTCATACGTAAGACATTTCTACGAATCCAATTCATAGAATAGTATCTTCCAGTATATGCATCGACTACTTGTAATAGACCTAATCTATCTCTTGTTAATTCTGCTTCTTTTAATTCAGAAAAATTATTATCTTTAATGTAGTCATAATAAATGTGTTCTTTGAATTCGTTCCATTCTTCATTAGTACAAATACCTTTAAGTACCAACTGAACTCGCATTGCTTGGTCAAATATATCAGAAAACTTACTACGCATTCTGTCAACAAATTTACCAAACTTTAATTCGTCACGGGTAATCTCTGATGCACGACCAAGAGTAAAGCCAGAACTTTCTGGATTCAAACGAGATACTGGAACACTTAATGCCTTGTATAATTTCTTTTCAAAGTACTTTACGTCTTCTAACTCACCAAGATTTTGTCCACCTGGCAATGTAGTAATCTCTGTACCTTTGCCACCTTCTCTACGTGGCAACCAAAAGTCTTCCATCATTGACAAGAATTTACGGTCATCACGGACCTCACCTGTGTTGGCATCATATACCAACTTGTTCTTGTACTTGACCATGATGTCACGTAGGTACTGTTCAGCCTTTAGTTTAGGCAAGTTA